GATAACACAGGACGACGACACGGTGGATCAAGTAAAGAACTGTGCTATCAACATGACAGCATGGGCGAGAGTATTAAAAGAAGGCAATCCGGCAAAAGACGGCAGGCACGGATCAGTAGACGTCAATGAAGATTAAAGAAATTACAGAATACGTTCGTAAGTACGTCCATCATGACGTAAACAAGTTTCTAAAGAAATACGAAAAACAGGCAAAGGGTAGATCAAGAATGGGATATCATTCCATGATGGCATATCCATATAGAGTAAAGAAATGAAAATAAAAGAATTTGTAATAATGCCACACACGGCAGACACAATGGGTCTCATACACAAACCCGGAACAGGCCCAAACAACAGATTTGGTTTTAAAAATCATAGCAATAATAGAGCAAACGAAATTGAAAAAGAAGAAGCCGCAGGGGTTGGCATAGTAACCAAACAGAACGCCACAAAAGATGTACCAGTTGGTGGCCAGTACATGAACGTCAAGAAATTGAAGTTAGACTGGAAGGAATTCAACGAGAACTTCGCAGATGGCAAGAAGAAGGGCAAGAGCAGACCAGGCAGAGTAAAGAAGTCAGGTGCCAGTTGTAACGGATCTGTGACGTCGTTACGTAGCAAAGCAAAGAAGGCATCAGGTGAACGTGCAAAGATGTATCACTGGTGTGCCAACATGAAGTCAGGACGTAAAAAATCAAAATAATTACTTCTGTATGAAGTACATTCTCGGACTAGCACTCGAATACAAACACTACAAGAAACCTATCAAAATCAGGACGTATGCAGATGGCTATCTCATCGACGAACTAGAGTTATCAGAAGACATAAGGCGTAAGGGAGATGGTGGTGGTGGTTCTAATAATGAATGCAATACGGGATGGGGGAATACCCTTTGGGATGGACATAAATGGCATGAACCTCACTACGTCAAACACGGAAAGTATTATTTTCACAAATACAGAATTTCTTTGTGTGAGAAAATTTTCACCTACGAGATAGACGATGTCAATCTCAATAAACATATTTCCATCGAAGTCATAAATGATGACAACAACTATTCAAATGGGTTTATGTCGAAGTTTTCTTGGATAATGTTTGACATGGTTTTCTTGATGCCAAAAAAGTACTATGAAAATCTAGATCTGTTATCCGAAGAAAAACCAGACGTGCTTGGCAGAAAGCATAGGAGATCAGGGATCTACGATAGATGCAAAGTGCAGGACTGGAGATGGCCCTTTTGTGAGGACCTAGTGTATGATCCAATATCTGATTTGTACAACGAAGATCCGGAAAAAAATTTCCTATCTAGAGGCATACGTGTTGGCACAAGTTTTAAGTATGAATTTGATCTGGAAGAGTGGGAAGGAATGAGAGTGATAAAACCAAAAAATGTTAGCCGTAAGTTCCTTAACGAACTGTACTGCCTCATGAACGAAACGTTCCTTACATATTATGTGGATGGAAAACTAATAAATAGAAATAATGAAAATCAATGAGATTATAATGCGTGAACAGGCCACTGCAGGTGCCACAAGTGCCGGCAACATAGCAACTGTTGTATCACCTCACATTGCAATAGGCAATGACAGGTTTAAAAAATCATACACAGGCACACCTGGAGTGTCAGGAACAAAGGCTCCAAAATTACCAAAAATAGTGCAACCTAAAAATCCAGACGGAACTGCCAAAGGAGCACACGCTCTACCTGGTGTTAATTTAATGGGTGGACCGTTGGTCAAAAGATAATGGAAACACTTGTATTGAAAAAAGAATGGATAGTCAAATGTCTAAACTGCGGAAACGACGCACACGACGGACCATTGTACAGAACTGAAAAGGATTATGACGGCAGAAAGTATCAAATAGAAGTGTGTAAGCACTGCAGATACGAAGACAAGGCCGCATAAATATCATTATGAAAGTAAACGAAGTAATAAGAGAAGGTGCAGATTTCATGGGATACATGAAAGAGAAAGATCCAGATGGTGGTATCAGATGGACATACCCAAAAGGTTTTGAAACACACACTCCACACAGAAGCAACTTTGCCGCAAGAGAATTCTTGAGCAAGGTGGGAATGGATCCAGACTTTGAGAACACAGGACCTATGCCGATAGATGACTTTATTGCAAAGACAGGTGGTGACTCAGACAGAGAAGTAAAAATGTACCACGACGAAGCAGTAAGAATTAAAAAATCACATCCAGAATTAACACACGTGGCATTCGTTTAATATGAAATTCAACGAATTGTCAGACATGATGCAGAAGCCGGAACCAAAGCCGGACACATACGAGGCAGGCATGGCACTCAACCAATTGTTAAAGATTGGTTCACACGCAATTAAAATTCACAACATGATAGACGACGGTCAGGAGATGGAATCTTGGGTGGCAAAGAAGATAGACCTAGCATCAAACTACGTCAAGAGTGTACACGGTTACACAGCAGGTTCTAAGGCAGGCACTTACAACGACGATGGCATGTCAGAAGACGCCTCAGGTTGGCAGTTGGTTTCAAAAGCAAAAGACATCGCTAAAAAAATGGCAGGAAATCTAACCGGTGCTGTGAGACAGATTGAAAAATTACAAAAAGATCTATCAAAAAATTCTTCAGTACAAAAAGCATTACTGCAATTCAACGAAGACGCAGGCGAGGGACACATGAGCAAATCACAGTTATACCAGACTGCTAAAATGTCAATAGAATTAATGGACATGATCAACAAAGGTGATGACCTAGAGGGTTGGGTCCAAACAAAATTAAACTTGGCCGCTGACTACTTACAAGCAGTATACCATTACGAGGACTACCAGAAACTTAATCCATACAGAGAAGACCTAGACAGCCAACTGATGCAAAAACATGCAGGTGTTATACAGAAGAATCTAGATGAGATACTTGCTAGAGAAACTAAAGTTGCAGACGTTGATACTAAACCTGGCATGATGAAAATACTTAAAAAGAGAGTCAATGAAGTCGAGAAAGAGATTGCAAAAGAGAACAGGAAGAACACAGACGAGGGCGGAATGCCATCAAGTGTTATCAAGAGCAAACAGAAATATGCCAACATGACTGACAAGGAACTGGCGGACAGATTCAAGGGTGCTGATGAGAAGACTCTCAGACAGATGGCATGGAGACACGGTTACGGCAACATGAGCTCACACTACCTAGACAGGGTCAAGAACGTCATGACAAGCAAAAGAACTGGCACAACAGACGAAGGTGACGGACGTAAATCAGGAATGCACCCAAAGGGTCATCCAATGCGTCAAAAACAACAAGCGGCCATACATGCCAACGAAGCAGATCTAGAAGAAGGCATTAAAGACTGGGCAAAAAATTTAGCAATGGCAGGTGTTGTTGTTGCAGGGTTGGCAGGCGTAGGATCGATTAACGACGCAATAAACAATTCAGTACCAGCAATCCAGGCAATGAACACAGCACTAGAGATGGCACAAGACTCTGGCAACGATGATCTTGCAAAAATGATTGAAAAAGATCTATCAGATGCTAAATTGAGACTAGATACAGGCAAAGATTTAAACCATGTTAAGTATCTACAGGACAAATACAGCAAGTTTGTGGAAACCACAGGGTTGGCTTACGAGTCAAAACTTGCTATAATGCTTAATCAACAACTTAAATAAAACTGTAACAATTATAAATACTCATATGAGCACAAAAAAAACAGAAGATACCAGCTTCGCAGATCTAGTAAAACGTCTAAATTCTATGAACAACCTGACTCCAGAGCAGGAAAGACAATCACTTATAGAGTCAGTAGGCAAAGCACCAAAAGTACTTGACGATAAAGAAGTAACACTTTCAGACATTGCCAGATTAGCAGGTATCAAAGAATATGTTGAGCCAGTAAAACATTCTAAAAAAGCAAAAGCACTAGTTGAATCTATTGTTGCTGAACCAAAAGCGGAATCAGTAATAGCAAAAGCCATTGCCGAATCAGATGCAGACACTTCAATTGCAACTACTATTAAAAAAGAAGTGAATGAGGAAGTGAACAGACTTGATAAAATTGCAGAATTAGAGGCACAACTAGCAGAATTAAAAACGGAACAAAAAGAAGAACAGACTTATGACTCAAAATCATTCAGAGAAGTTATCTCAAAAGATATCGCAGAGTATATTAAAAACGCAGAAGATAATCAACTTGTGGAACTTTACAACACAATCTCAGACAATGAAGCAGTTTACAATGAAGAATCATCAAGCATTCTTATCAAAACTCCAGAAACTACTGAAATCATAGCAGACGCTGAACAGGCCGTAGCACAAGAAGAAGAAAAAGTTGACGAGAAAACTAAAGACTTTGTGGACTACGACAGAAACAAAGAAGAACCACACACACCAGAAAAAGACGGTGAAGAAGAAGCAGAAGACAAATCCGACGAAAAAGACACAGACGGCGAAGTAGACATGCTAGATCCAGAGTTTGACGAAGGTGAAGAAGTGGAACTGGCGCCAGAAGAAGATAAGTTCACAAACGACCTAGACCCAGCAGACAAAAAATAATCTAAAAAATTAAATAAGTGTATGCAGTTACACTTGACCGACAACCAATTCAACACGAATCCTTACTGGAGTGAACGCATAAAAAGTGTGTTTGCCTGTCCTCCAAAGGACGTTGTAGAAATGTTTGACCAGAACGGTTATGATCTTACCAAACTAGAGCAACTATATGCTGTGGCCAACAACGCAATTACCACAAGACATAGGAACTCGGAGCATATTACACTGCGTCAACCGTGGTTCACCGGTGACGATACAGAAACAGGTCCGCACATCAATCATGCCTACATGTTTGAAAGAAAAGGATATTCCGGCTATGCGTTACAACAACTGACATCGTGGGCAGGATACAGACCACACTTTCATAAACTTGTGGCGATGAGACCCAAGTGGGGATTGGACTTCAGCATAGACTACTGTGATCGAGCAGGCAATGTTTTCGAACTGCTACACTGGGAGTACGACGGGTTCGAATACAATGAGATAGCAGACAAGAAATCTGTAATGGAGGAGTTCCTACTAAACCAGGATTGGGATGAACGAGCCAATGACATGCTAGAACGCAAGGAAGAATGGCACAATTTAGGCTTTTTCGAGCAGAGTGCATGGAAAACGAAGTTCTTTGGCATAGACAAAGAACGTTTCAAGATGGTGCTGTGGAAATAAATACAATATATGACAGATATACCTTACAACTACGGCAAATATATAGACGACACAGTCCAATTAAGAGATCAAGGTGTAGTCGATGCAAAGAAACAAGTACAATCTCCGAGCAGTGCAGGTAGCAGAGGCTTTGCTCAAACCACGCAATTCACAAAGGACAAGACACAGATGCAGTTGGGACAAGAAGCCATTGCAGAATCAATGGTAGAAATAAGAAGTATACTAAACAGAATTGACGGTGTGAACGCACCAGTGCAGGAAGACGAGCCTGGTTATTATAAAAATCCTGATAGAGAATTTAACATTAATGGAATGACAACTAAAAAAGATGTTGTGCAATCTATTATAGATAATTTAGATAACAATGAATTAGATACTGCTAGAGACAGTTTGAATCAATTGCTTGATGTGGTAACTGCACTACACGACGACTACCAACCAATGCCAGAAGGTGATGAGTTTGACATAGAAGAGGACGAGGACTTCGAGGAAGTGCTTGGTGCATTAGGTTTCCCAGAAGACGAAACAGAATTATTTGACGCAGAGTACCAAGGAAGAAAAGTTCCACTTAACAAACCCATGCGTGGTGATGTTAAAAAATTCAAAGTGTACGTTAAGGATCCAAAGTCAGGCAATGTTAAGAAAGTAAACTTCGGACACGGTGGTACCAGTGCGAAGAGACCCACTATGAGAATTAGGAAGAGCAATCCAAAAGCAAGGAAGAGTTTCAGAGCACGTCACAACTGTGCCAACCCAGGACCAAAGACCAAAGCAAGATACTGGTCATGTAGGAAGTGGTAACATGAAAATCACGGAAGTTGTAGGAATCACAGAACAAGAATTTGAACAGTTGGCAGAGAAACAAGATGCCTGCTATCACAAAGTAAAATCAAGATACAAAGTATGGCCTAGTGCCTATGCCTCTGGTGCACTAGTTCAGTGTCGTAAAAAGGGTGCGGCCAACTGGGGTAACAAGAGCAAAAAATGAGAATAGGTGAACTACTAGCAACCAAATACGTACATCCAGACATAGAAAAAAATCTAAAGAAGGTGGAGAAGAGAGCCAAGGGTTCTACTAGAATGGGCTACCATTCGTCAATGGCCTATCCTTACAGAGTAACAGAAGACAAACACGGCAAAGCCGATTTCAAACTCACTAACGGTGAATACAAGATTCTACAGGCTGATGATGACAAGATGACTAGGGGACTTGCAATCAGGAGCAACAAAGACGGAAGTTACGACAGCTACTACTGGTACGAAGATTCCAGCAAACCAATGGAGATAGAAATAAAAGTGGACGGCAAGTCAGTGGCCAAGGATGCAAAAAAAGTACATTGGAAATATCATCCCGAGCTTAAAGAAGGTAAAAAAAAATAATGAGAGCCAGTGAAATAATCACAGAGAAGTGTTGGAAGGGCTACGAGAAGAAGGGCATGAAGACCATGTTCGGCAAACGTGTACCCAACTGTGTCAAGAGAGAAGCATTAGACATTTGTGTGAACTGCGGAGAATTGGTTTTTGAAGAAACACTTAACGAAGACCTTAAAAAGTGGTTCAAGGACAAATGGGTGCGAATGGGTCCAAAAGGAAAAATCAGAGGCTCATGTGGTGGTAAGAGCAAAGGCGAGGGCAAACCAAAATGTTTACCAGCCAAGAAGGCATACGCACTAGGCAAAAAAGGCCGGGCAAGTGCGGCGTCTAGGAAAAGAAGAAAAGATCCAAATGCCAACAGACGTGGTAAAGCAATAAACGTCAATACCAAAAAGAAAAAATAATTTGCATTCAGCAAAGATCTGTTATATACTTGTTGGATAACAACAGGAGAAAACAAATGGCAGTAAGAAACTTTAATGATGCAGAAAAGCAAAAGCTAATCCAAATCATATCACAAGGCTCACAGGTACTGGGTGAAGTCGAAGACCTTAAAGGTGGTTTAAAAGACACAGTAAAAGCAATAGCAGAAGAACTAGAATTGAAACCAACACTTATCAACAAAGCGATATCTGTTGCACACAGAGGCAACTATCAAAACATCGCCGATGAGATGGACACACTTGAAAGCATACTAAACACAGCCGGCAAACTGTAATGTTAGACAAAGTCAGATCATTCTGGCTTCGTAGTTTTGAAAGTGATCGGACAGCGTTCTATTTTGAACTTGTCAGTTTCATATTCACAGTTGGAGCCAGCCTTACACTAGCGATCACAGCCACTGATCCGGACATGACTATTGTGTATCCTATGTTCTTTATAGGAGCAGTCACGCAATGTTATGCCTCGTACAGGAGAGAAGCGGCATTCGTTATGATGATCACTGGCTACTTCTCAATCATAAATGTCTACGGTTACGGCGTAGCAAGTTATTGGTGGTAATATGATTCTTACAATAGGTTGCAGTAATGGACAGCATTTTAAGAAATCATTCCAGAATGTTTTTGGAGAGATAGAAATCAAAGACTTGTCTTATCCTGCATTTGGAAATGAATACATAACAGGCAGACTATTTGAATACGTATATCACATGCCCAAACCTAAATTTGTGTTTTTACAATTTTCTGGCTTGTATCGTATTGACGTTCAGTTCGATAACAATTTTAAAATAAACGAATATGACTTTCAACACAAATCAGGGTTTTCAAATTGGGTGGCAAGTGGCGGAATAAGAGGATCTTGGATGAACAATGAATACACAAAAAAACATTTTGTTAATCTAGTAGATGTTTATAGTGAACAAAAACTAGGACATGTTATGAATGGAATGAAACAAATATTTCTAGCGTTGGAACTTTGCAATAAATTAAACATACCACATGCATGGACAACGTACTATGATTACACAAATCCGCCAAACGAACATATAGAATCAGAAGAAGGAAAAATTGCCGAGTGGCCAGAGTTTATAGACATGAGTAATAAAATATCAGAATCACCTTTAAACTTTGCCTATGAAAAGGGACAGGTGCCTGATGATAAGGTGCATTTCAGTGAAGAATTATTGACACAGTTTATACAAAAACACAAGGATAAAATTAAAATATGAGTTATATAGATGCCCTATACAAAAAGGATGAGGACAGGATATACGTTGTAGAACGTGATCCTAAGAAAGGTCGTGTGTTTGTGGAATATGACGCTAGGTACGTGTTCTACTATCCAGATGCAAGGGGCAAACACAGATCAATGACTGGTGAATCTTTACAAAAGGTTACTTGTTCAACATCAAAAGAATTCATTAAAGAGCAACGTATAAGATCAAACAAAGCACTTTATGAACATGATATCAATCCTGTGTTCAGATGCCTTGAGGAGAATTATCTAGGCAAGGAAACTCCCAAGTTGAACACAATGTTCTTTGATATTGAAGTTGACTTCGATCCTGAAAGGGGTTATTCAACAACAGATGACCCGTTCATGCCCATAACTGCCATAAGTTGTTATATGAGCTGGACGGATCAACTGGTCACACTAGCAGTTCCGCCAAAGACAATCAGTATGCAAGATGCGAAAGTATTGACTGAACGTTTTCCAAATACAATGTTATTTGAGAAAGAGAAGGATATGTTAGATGCATTTTTAGAATTAGTGCAAGATGCAGACATACTGTCAGGTTGGAACTCGGAGGGATACGATATTCCATACACTGTGGGTAGGATACAAAAAGTATTAAGTTCAGATGACACAAGACGTTTATGCTTCTGGGGAGAAAAACCAAGAAAAAGAGTATTTGAAAAATACGGCAGAGAACAATTAAGTTTTGATCTGATTGGTCGAGTACACCTGGACTTGTTAGAACTATACAGAAAATACACATATGAGGAAAGGCACAGTTTCAGACTAGACGCAATAGGTGAACACGAACTGGGTGAAAAGAAAACTGTGTACGAAGGATCCTTAGATAATTTATACAAGAATGATTTTGGGTTGTTCATAGAATACAATCGACAGGACACAGCACTACTGGCCAAACTTGAGAAAAAATTAAAGTTCATTGAACTTGCCAATGAGATCGCACACCAAAACACTGTGCTACTACAAACGACAATGGGTGCAGTTGCAGTAACCGAACAGGCCATAGTAAATGAAACACACAGGCGTGGCATGATCGTTCCCGGCAGAAAATATAGAGATAAAGATGCGGAGCCTGTAACTGCGGCAGGAGCCCACGTGGCAACCCCACAAAAAGGCATACATGACTGGATAGGATCAGTTGACATCAACTCTCTGTATCCTTCTGTAATTAGGGCATTAAACATGGGTCCTGAAACCATCATGGGACAGATAAGACCTGTGATAACCTCGGCAGAAATAAACAGAGCAAGACACGCCAAGAAATCATTTGCGGCGGCATGGGATAATCAGTTTGGCAGTTGGGAGTATCAAGCAGTCATGAATCAAGAAAAAGGTACAGAGATTGTAGTCGACTGGGAAGACAAAACGAGTGTGCGTATGAGTGCGGCACAACTTCATGATCTAGTTTTTGAAGGCAACAACAAATGGATGTTGAGTGCAAACGGAACAATATTCACGTACGAGCATGAAGCAATCATTCCAGGATTATTGAAACGTTGGTATGCAGAAAGAAAAGAAATGCAGAAGAAGATGCGTGAGTGTGGAGACAACGAGATTGAAAGAGAGTATTGGGATAAAAGGCAGTTGGTTAAAAAAATTAACTTGAACAGTCTATATGGTGCAATACTAAATCCCGGTTGTAGATTCTTTGATATAAGAATTGGACAGAGTGTAACACTTACAGGTAGATGTATCACAAAACACATGGCAAGCAAAGTGAACGAGATCGTGACAGGCAAGTACGACCATAAAGGCGAGAGTGTTGTGTATGGAGATACGGATTCTGTTTATTTTTCAGCATTCAAAACACTGCAAAAAGAAATCAAGGACGGATTGATCCCGTGGACCAAAGATTCTGTGTTAGGGCTGTATGACAAAATAGCAGAAGAAGTAAACGTATCATTTAAATCATTCATGACAAAGGCATTCCATTGTCCAAGCACAAGGGGAGAGGTAATAGCCGCGGGTAGAGAACTTGTTGCATCAAAAGGATTATTCATCACAAAGAAAAGGTATGCAGTGCTTTATTATGATATAGAAGGCAAACGTACAGATACAGAAGGTAAAGAAGGCAAGATGAAGGCAATGGGTCTCGATTTGAAAAGATCAGATACTCCTGTGTTTGTGCAAGACTTCTTGAGTGAGATATTGTACATGGTGCTTTCAGGTAAAGAAGAGAAACAAGTATTAGAGAGGATAAGTGAATTTAGGACAGAGTTCAAAGCCAGACCGGGTTGGGAAAAAGGCTCTCCTAAAAGAGCAAACAACATGACCAAATACACGGCGGCGGAGGTGGCCAAAGGCAGAGCAAACATGCCCGGACATGTTAGGGCCAGCATGAACTGGAACAGATGCAGAGAGATGTATGGTGACAAGTACTCCATGCTGATCACAGATGGTGCAAAGGTTATCGTGTGTAAACTAAAACAGAATCCACTGGGCTATACAAGTATTGCGTATCCCGTGGACGAACTGCGTATTCCGGAATGGTTCAAAGATATGCCATTTGATGGCGATGCCATGGAAGCAACAATATTAGACCAAAAGATAGACAATCTTATAGGTGTGTTAGATTGGGACGTACAATCTACCGAAACCAGTAATACGTTTAACAAACTATTTGAATTCTAAATAATGATATGTTAAGTATAGAAGAAATAAAATTATTGATTGAAAAATTGGAAAAAATGAAGTCGGCAGACTTTCAAAAACTTCTCGAAACTAATCTTAATACCTTGAAGGACCTGGAGATGGCAATTGATGCCAACAACAGTGAAGTTATAAACAGGCTTGACAAAACTCCTGAATGGTTTTTTAAGGATGTTGAGCAAAAAAAACAAAATCCAAATGTTGACCCACTGCTGTACCGTACAATACAGACAAAAATATTTCAGTTTTCAAGAACAGATACCTACCACAGTTTAGAAATAGGACCCGGAGCAGGTACATTTTCCAAAGAATTTAGGGCGTGGAAATTGAATTACTTTCTTGATGTGTTGCCCGAGCTAGAGCAAAAGATAAGAAGACGATTCCACCCTGCTCATCAAAAATATCTCAGATTTTTTACCACAACCAAAACAGAATGCATGGACATACCAAGCAACTCATGTAATTTTATTTTCAGTTGGGACACATTTGTGTTCTTTACTAAACCGCACATTAAACAATATTTGCAGGATATGATGAGGGTATTGATACCAGGCGGGTATTGCATGATACAATATGCTGATTGTCATTACAACACAGACCTCGAGTATGCAAAAAGAGGGTATTGGAACTTTAATACCAAACCGGAAATGGAGCAAATGATTAAAGATGCTGGTTACGAGCTAGTAGAAATAAGTCAATTCCAACCCGGTGCCAACTTTGCTATTTTCCGTAAGCCTGGTAAACAAAATACAGTTGTGTATAAAGTTCGGGAAATAAAACTAGACTAAGACCTAAATATCCTATACAATAAGAACATTATGATAGACATCTTAAAAGACATCGTTAAACACACGCATGGATTGGGATTTTTAGATCTTGTGAAAATCAGTGGTAGCACTGAGGAAACTGCAATTGATTCAATGGCAGAAGACAGATCTGTAATCTTGCAAGGGTCTTTCCACAAACCACAAACGGAAATGTCTGGCACGTTTGGAATGCCTCAACTGGGTAAATTAGATATCCACTTGAAGTGTCCGG